AATAGTGCTAAAGCACAAGCATGGGCTGCAGCTAATCCTTGGTTCGGAAAAAAAGAAAGCGAAGATGATGGCAAAGATGAAGTAATGACATTTGCAACATGGGGTATTCATACCAATCTTGTAAATGAAGGTTACAATACTGAGTCAGATGAGTATTATAATGAAATTAATAATAGACTAAGCGCATATTTTCCTGATAAGATGGGTAAAACAAATTCTAGCTCTACAACAACTAGTACCAGGGTCGTTCAGCCCGTTGCTAGTGCAAACAATGCAAGAGCTGGGGGTAAGCCTGGACGCAAAACTGTGAAGCTCACACCATCACAAGTTTCAATAGCTAAAAAGCTTGGTGTGCCATTAAATGAATACGCAAAATTCGTGAAGGAGTAAAACATGGAAAAAGACGTAAAATTAGATAAAACTCCGCGCGCTGTAAAAACTAGGGACGTTGAAGCTCGTAAAACGGTATGGTCCCCGCCGCGACAACTGGATACTCCAGTACCCCCTGAAGGGTTCAAATATCGATGGCTAAGAGCCGAGATCCAAGGTCAACAAGATGATAAAAATATTACATCTAGGTTGAGAGAGGGTTACGAATTAGTCAGAGAAGATGAATTATCAGCGGAGGATAAATTAAAATATCCTACGTTGGCTGAAGGAAAGTACAAAGGCGTAATATCAGTTGGAGGATTGTTGTTATCAAAAGTTCCTCTTGAGATTGTTGAACAGAGAAATGCACATTTCCAAAGAATGTCTCAAGAACAACAGGAAGCGATTGATAATGAGGTTTTAAAAGACGAGCACCCGAGCATGCCTATTACTAAAAATAGGAGCTCAAAAGTAACTTTTGGAGGATCGGGTTAATTCTAATGGTTAGAATTCAACGGTCTTCTTAAATAAGGAGTAAATTATGGCAAATACAGATGCTGCAAGAGGTCTAGTTCCTGTTAAAAAACTCGGAAACGGGTATGAGACAGCAGGCTTCTCTACTTATAAAGTTGCTTCGGGACATGCCCAAAATCTATTTAATGGTCAAGCTGTTGAGCTAAAAGCTGATGGTACAATTCAGCGTGCAACTGATGGCGGCGGTAACTCTGCGAAAATCGTAGGTGTTGCTGGTGGTGTTCATTATGTTGATTCTAATGGCAAACCAAAATGGAGTAACTATTGGCCATCAGGCACTGTAACACAAGGTACAGTTGCTGCTGAGCTAAAGGTTTACGATGATCCTGATCAACTATTTATCGTCCAATCGGACGGAGCCTCTGACCAAACTGCGGTCGGAGCGAACGCGCCCATGGTGGGAAATGCGAACGGAAGCACAACTAGCGGAATTAGTTCTATGGAGTTAGATCACACCGGTTTAACAAACGGTAGTGATCAATTAAGAGTAGTTGATATTCTTGATGATCCAAACAACACTGCTGGTTCAATTCATGTAAAGCTAATTGTTAGAATTAACATGCATGCTTACACTAACTTAGCGGGGATTTAATTATGGCTATATCAAGATCGCAATTAGCCAAAGAACTAGAGCCGGGTTTGAACGCTCTCTTTGGCTTAGAATACAACCGCTATGAAAACGAAACTGCAGAAATCTTCGACCAAGAAACCTCAGACAGAGCTTTCGAAGAAGAAGTAATGCTAGGTGGTTTTGCTGGTGCTCCAGTGAAAAATGAAGGTGCAGCTATCAATTATGATACAGCGCAAGAGTCTTTCACAGCGAGATATACCAACGAAACTATTGCTTTAGCTTTTGCTATCACAGAAGAAGCCATAGAGGATAACCTTTATGACAGAGTAAGTGCTAGATATACAAAAGCATTGGCTCGTTCGATGGCAAACACAAAACAGATTAAGGGTACAAACATTCTTAATAATGCATTCTCAGCTAACGCTGCTGATTTTGGAGGAGATGGTGTATCATTAGCATCCACTGCTCACCCAACTTTAACAGGTGGCAATTTCTCAAATAGAAGTGCAACAGATGCTGACTTAAACGAGACTTCTCTCGAGCAAGCAGTAATTGATATTGCAGCTTTCATTGATGAAAGAGGCTTAAAAATTGCATTAAAACCACAGAAGATGATCATTCCATCTGCTCTACAATTCGTTGCAGACAGATTAATGAATTCTGCTGGTAGAGTGGGTACTGCGGATAATGACATCAACGTATTCAACAATTCAGGATACATTCCTCAAGGATACGTAGTGAATCATTATCTAAATGATACCGATGCATTCTTTATCAAAACAGATGCTCCAAACGGCTTCAAGCATTTTGTAAGAACACCAATTACAACTGCTATGGAAGGTGATTTTGACACTGGAAACATGAGATACAAAGCTCGTGAAAGATATAGCTTTGGTTTCTCTGATCCTAGATGTGTATATGCATCTCAAGGTTCGTAAAATAAACTAAATCTTTCTTAGGTGAAGAAGGCGCTTGTAAGAGCGCCTTTTTTATTTTAAAAGTAATATACCCACGACTTAAACGACAACTATAAGGAGGTTGACATGGGAACAACTACATTTTCAGGTCCGGTAAAGGCTGGTACCGTAAGAGAAGGAACAGGTATCAATACAGGATCTGTATTGATGGCTCAATCAGCAGTAATAGATATTATTGGTGCTACTAACACAACAGCTGTAGGAATTATTCCTGCCAACTCACAGATAGTAGATGTAATTTTAAATGTTACAACTGTATCTAACGATGGTGGCGCAGCGACTGTAAAAATTGGTCACGCAGGTGATGATGACGAGTATCTTGCAGCTACAAACGTAAAAGCTGTAGCTACAACTAGAGGCACAATTGGTGCTGATGGTACTGATATTGGCACATCTGATCAAACTGTTAATGCAATTTACACAGCAGCTAATGGTAATGGTACTACAGGTGCAGCTACAGTAACGGTTCTGTACATACAAAATAATAATTTAGCATAAACAAACTCTGGGTGAGGTGTAATGGCCTCACCCTTTAATAGGAGACAATATGAGTAAAGTAATAGTAACACAATTTGATGGAGATAGAAAAGCTATCATCTATTGTAATTTTAGAATTGCATCTACCACAGCAGAAACACATACTATTAACGTAGCAAATTTAGTTAAAAATAAAGGTGGAAATGCTTGTACTAGTTTAGCAATTAACAAAGCTTGGTGGTCTGTAAACAATACAGCGGTAACTAAAACTTTAGAATTGGTTTGGGCAGGATCAAATGATTTAGCCTTAGCATGTAATTTTGCAGAGGATCAAGACTGGAGTTCAATTGGTGGATTAAAAAATCCTAAAAGTGGTGGACACAACGGTAACATAGAAGTCAATTTTACTTCTGTAACAAATGGTGACACAGCTACAATTGTTTTAGAGTTGTTGAAAAATTACAACTAATGAAATTACTAGTAACAATATTTTTGTTATTATCTTTCCCCTTATTTGCAGCTGATACAAATACAACTGTCAGTAGCACGGTAGTAACAGATAAAGCACCACCGACAGCGAGTTCGCCATCGGTGGTGGTTAATAATTCTGACGTTTGTAAGACGGCGGTAGCCGGGGCGGTGCAAACCCAGATTCTCGGAATTTCGTCGGGAATTACGGTGACTGATGAAAACTGTGAAAGAATTAAATTATCAAGATCATTATATGCTTCAGGCATGAAAGTTGCAGCCGTAAGTTTGTTATGTCAAGATCCACGCGTTTGGGATTCAATGGCTATGGCAGGCACAAGTTGTCCATACATGGGTGCCATTGGAGAAGAAGCCTCTGAGGGTTGGAAAGCTAATATGGATATGATTCCAGAGGGTAGTTTGATATATGCAAAATGGAATCAAGAAATAAAAGAAATGAAAGTAAAAGAAGGAGTAGATAGCGATGCATCTAAATTGGCAAAATTTATTATTGCTGCTATGGTTATGCATTCTGGCATCGTGGCCTTCTTCCCTTAGAGCTGAGTGTCCAGTAACTGCTTCTGGTGTTTGTACACCTGGAGTAGAAGAAACCATCGTAGAAGATATAGTTGAAACTACAGAACACGGTGCTGATGGCTACACAATAATAACAGAGACCACAACTACGACAACTACGACAACTGTAACTACAGAAGATTCAGGTGATATACTTGATGGAGATAATGGCTTTGTACAACCTAGATACGAAGGGGACATGGACCAAGATTGGGGTGGGCAAGGCCCTGCTTCTATGCCTACTGGTAATACTTGTGGCGAATTAGGTTCAGATAGATGCGCTCAAATCACTGGATCAGGTAATTCAACATCTACAATGGGTGTGTCAGGTATGGGCACAACATTTATTCAAACTGTCGACATATCATCACTTGACATAGAAAATGGTGGCAGAACAAATTACACAATAAAAGTTGATAAAAGAGATTCACAAGATCGTATTGTCATGCACATCACAGGAAAAAATGGCAATACAAATATATTTGCTGGAACAGACATATTATCAGAATCAGGTGTAACTAGTGGTTTTCAAGAGTACGCAGGCGGTTTTGATTTTGCAGGGACAATTACAAAATTAACAATAGAAATTTCGGGACGTGATATCAACCTTGCAATTGGCCCGCTTTTTGATGATGTTACAATCAATGTATTATACAACGTTGTATCAACAATAGTTACAGAACAAATTACAACAGTTGAAATGTGGGTGGCCATGGGTGGTAGCACAGAAACAGAAGTTATAGATATTGTAGAAAATATTTTTGAACACAATGATATTATAGTTCCAGATACTCCTGGTGATGACATGTATTTTGAACCAGAGTTTGATGAGCCTGACATGAATGTTTCATATGAGACAGTAGAGATGGAAATGGAGATGGATTTTGAAATGGATTTTGAAATGCCTGTTATGGAAGTAGATATGCCTGAAATGGAGATGGCAAATATTGAAATGGAGATGGAGTTTGAAATGGAGATGGAATTAGAAATGCCAGATTTAGAACTACCAGATCCTGAAATGGATATGCCTGAAATGGATATGCCAGAAGGCACCCCTGAAATGGAAACAGAAACAGAGGTTGAAAGTATGCCTGAACCTGAGGTAGAAGCAGAACCTGAAATGCAACCTGAGGTAGAAGAAACAAATAATGAGCCAGAAACAACAGAAGAAACAGAATCCGATAGCGAACCTGTTGAAGAATCCTCTGTGGAAGATGAGAGTGATACTGAACAAGAAGAAGTACAATCGAAAGAAGATGAAGAATCTGATGAAAAACCTACAGAAGTAGAGAAAAAAGAAGAACCAAAAAAACAAGTTGAATCTAAAAAAGAAAAAGCAGCGAAAAAAATAGTACAAAAGATGGGTGATAAAGGTAGATATGATTCTACAAATCAGCTAAAAACATTAATCGTGATGCAAGTTTTAGGTGATTCTAAAACTTTTTTTGAGTCACAAAAACAATTAGAGGATCGATTAGATTTTTTTACAGACTATATGATACCGGATACACAAATAGAAAATAATAATATTGCACAATGGTTTCTATTTGGTGGTAGTGATGGTATGATGAATGATATGATAGAGTTACAATGGCAGAAGTAGAATTTGCGGGTTTAAAGTTCAAAGGCGGGAAGATCTTTGTAATTATTACAGCTTTGACTACGTTAGGTGGTGGACTGTGGGGTGGTTTTGAATTTTACAAAGATTACCTAACGATGAAACAGCAGATACAGGAATACGTAGCACCTGATCTATCTGGCTTTGATAAGGAGATAGCCCTTACAAAAGAAGAATTAAATAGCAAAACAGATATTATACAAACTGAAGTGGATATGATCATGCAAGAAATGGAAATGATTATGTCTGAAATTAGATTAGTTTCTGATGTTGCAAACGAACTTAAAAATGATTTACGTCAAGATGTAAGACGAGTAGAAAAAATAGTGAATGATGTAGAGCAATTAGTTAAAGAAGATTCGAGAGAAACCAACCAGGAGTTAAGAGATACCACGAAGGACATTCAGGAAGACATGGCAAGATTAACGGATAAGTTGGAGCAAGCCATGACTGAGCTAGAAGAAAAGGTTGAAAAAAGAATAAAGCTAGCATTGGAAAATCCTTTATCACAAATGTAGTATGGCTAAAACACCTTCTAACGAATACTTTACACCCATCAAAAAAAGGACTAGTATAGGCTCTTCTTCTAGGTCTCGTCCTAAAAATAAACATAAAAGACGTTGCTGGAAGAAATATAATAGACAGGGAAGATAGATGCCGACTTATTCTAACAGTAAAAATTTTGATTTAGCCGTAAATGACATAATACAAGAAGCCTACGAAAGATGTGGGTTAATGGTTCGTGACGGATATGATCTTAAAACGGCAAAAAGAAGTTTAAATTTAATGTTTGCAGAATGGGCAAACAGAGGTCTTAATTTATGGACTATTCAACAAACTACCAAAACATTAACAGCAAATGCTCAATCAGTAACTGGTACAAGTCTTTTTGGATCAGGTGCAGATGCAGCACAACAAATAATAGATGTAACAGATGTAGTAATTAATGATGGCACAAATGATTTTGCAGCTACTTCAATAAGTAGGGCTACTTATTTTAATTTACCAAATAAAGCTACCTCTGGCAGACCATCTCAATATTATTTTCAAAGAGAAATAAATCCTACAATGTTTTTATATCCAGCAGTTCCTGCTAGTGGAACTTATACTTTAAAATATTATGCAATGATAAGATTATCAGATGCGGATGCATATACAAATAATGCAGAAATACCTTTTAGATTTTTACCTTGTATGACTGCAGGACTTGCATTTTATCTTTCACAGAAAAAAGCACCTGAAAGAATGCAAGCATTAAAATTATTATATGAAGATGAATGGAAAAGAGCAGCTGATCAAGATGGTGCAAGAACAAGTTTATTTTTAACTCCTCAATCATATTTTCCGTCAGTAGGTTAAGATGGGAAAATTTTCTTCTGGCAAAAATTCTCAAGCTATATCGGATAGATCTGGTTTTGCTTTTCCTTACAAAGAAATGGTAAGAGAGTGGACTGGAGCTTTAGTTCATAGAACAGAGTTTGAAGCTAAACAACCACAACTTCAACCAATAAGAATTGCACCTGATCCCCAAGCTTTACAAGACGCAAGACCGGATCGTGTAGAAACATCTGCTGCGAGATTATTAGTTGGTAATCCTTTTTATAATAAAGCTGCTGCAACAAATGTAATTTATGTAATTGAAAATAATCACGGTAGAACTACAGGTGATAGAGTAAGATTTAGAAACTGTAATCCAGGTAATGGATTTACAGAAAATGTTTTAGAAAATGCTTTTGGATATTTAATAACTGTTCCTGTAAACAGTCCTGATGAATATCATTTTACAGCTTCTGCAGGAACATCAGTAGAAGCAAATGATAGATTTGGAGGATCTGTTTGTACTTCAGGTCCGGTAACAATAGAGGGATAGATGACAACATACACAGAACTAGTAGATCAAATTAGAGCATACACAGAAACAGACAGTAATGTTCTTACAACAACAATAATAAATGATTTTATAGAGCATGCAGAAAATAGAATATTTAGAGAAGTTGATCTTGATGCATTTAGATCTTATCAAATAGCAGCACTAACAGCAGGTAATGGTTTTGTATCTTTACCTGGTCTAAACGTAGCTGATTTTGCATTAATACGATCCGTTCAAATATATGGTCAAAGTTTAGCTAATACTAGAAGAACTTTGGAACAAAAAGACATTACTTTTATGCAAGAATATTGGCCAGATAGAACAGCTACAGATACTCCAATTTATTATGCAAACTGGAAAGCAGGAAACATATATCTTGCGCCAACGCCAGATGTTGCATATAATATAGAAGTAGCTTTAAATAAGTTACCAACAGGATTATCGTCTACCAACGCGACTACCTGGGTCAGTACAAATGCTCCAAGGACGTTGTTGTATGCGAGTCTCTGCGAGGCCTTTAAATATCTCAAAGGCCCCTACGATTTACTTGCTCTTTATGAGCAGTCTTATATGAAAGCCATACAAGACTTAGCAATTGAACAGCAAGGCCGTGGAAGAAGAGATGAATATATGAGTGGTGTTTTAAGGACGCCTCTCAAATCGCAACAACCGTAGAAGGAGTTAAAGATGGCAATAGCACAAGCAGTATGTAACACTTTCAAACAAGAACTGTTAGAAGGTAAGCATAATTTTGCAAATGGTGGTCATACTTTTAAGATTGCATTGTTTACTTCAAGTGCAAGTTTAGGAGCATCGACAACGGATTATTCAACAAGTAATGAAACAACAAATACATCAGGTACAGCTTACACAGCAGGCGGATTAGCATTAGCAGGTCAGTCAGTTACAGGTGGTTCTGGTGCCTCAACAGCTTTCGTAGATTTTTCAACTGATCCTCAGTGGACATCTGCGAGTTTTACAGCTAGGGGTGCTATGATTTATAATACCACTACAGCTGGTGGATCAGGAACAACTGATGCTGTTTGTATTTTAAATTTTGGTTCTGATTTTACAGCAACCAATGGTACATTTACTGTTCAGTTTCCGAACCCAACAACTAGTACAGCTATACTAAGATTATCGTAGGAGTTTAACATGGCATTGATTATCAATGATCGTGTTAAGGAGACCACGACATCAACAGGAACAGGAACTATAAATCTTGCAGGTGCAAGCACTGGTTTTCAAACTTTTGTTGGTGCCATTGGGACTACTAATACTACATACTACTGTATTACAATGCAGTCAGGTAGCACGGAATTTGAAGTAGGAATAGGTACTGTTACTGATGCATCTCCTGATACATTATCAAGGGACACAGTTTTAGAAAGCTCAAATAGTGATAACAAAGTAGATTTTTCTGCAGGCACTAAAGATGTATTTTGTACGTATCCAGCAAAGAGGGCGCCATCTCCCAGCATGGATCCTACATCTTATGTGACTACACATAATGCTACTATTAGTGATACTCAAACTATGGACTCT